TTTAGTAGCTGAATCAAAAGTAGTAAAAGTAGAAGGGCCTCCAACTTGCATTTTACCAGTATCATCTAACACTATATATAAAACAGCATCATTATTAGTGCAGGCTATTTGAGCATCATTACTTGAAGATGCAAGGGTTCCACCTCCAGTTATTTTCAAATCATCATCAATGCCAAATTTTAATGCAATCCCATCTCGTTTGCTTCCTATATGAACATAGTAGTCAGGAAAAGTGCCTGCAATACCATACATTTGTAATACTTCTTGAGCTCCATAGCTAAATGTAGATTTTCCTGCCCCTAAATTTCCATCATCAATACCTAGCTTAATGTTATCTCCAATAGTAACATCTTTTTTTATTGCAATTTTATTACCTGTTAAAGCTAAATTATCTCCTTCTGCTTTTATAGATGGAGTATCGACATTAGGGTTGTTCAAATCAAACAAGGGGACAGAATAATACTTTCCCCCTGCAGCTCTAGCTTGTAAAACCATTCCTGCTTCATCAGTGTGTGATATTCTTGTGTCAGCAGAACGACCAGAGTTAGACAATGATTCTCTGGCACTTGCCCTTCTAAGTCTTGAGCCTTTAGAAATATTCAATCTGTTAATATCTCTTCTATCTGCAGCCATTAGTTAACTTTTTTACCTCTATATACTACTGATATGTCGTTAATTGCAAATGTTTCATCTACAGTCCCAGAGCTAGTAAACTTTAATTGAAAAGAATATATATTATTTACTTCACTTGAATCATTAGGCTCTAATACAGCAACTGCCCAAGCATCATCAGTATCAGCTAAAGCATTGCTGCTAAAGTTGGTTCCATTTTTAAAAACTTTATCACATGTAGTAATACCATTTACATCAAATTTTACTTGTACATTAGGTATATCAGCACATTTATATGTAACATATACTTTGTAAATTTTCTTTCTTTGTGCAGGTTGACCAAAATCCATATCTTTTGTCAAAAGAACTACATTCCCTGAAGTTGTATTATCTGCTGCTGCAGAGCTATATGATAAAAAATCTCCAAAAGCTGTTGTGTCATGATTTTCACCATTATCTGCATCAAACCACCATAGCATAGGAATACCACTATCTACAGAAATAAAATTACTCCTAGTATCACTTGCCTCTGCATCTGGAAACATGCTATCATGGAATGTCCATGCATTAGTTTCTGTGTGGAGTATATAAACATCACCAGCTGTACTAGCAGAACAATCTTTTAATACAATTATATTTTTACTCTTAGCATCATAACCAACAGAAGGCACAGTACCTAAAAAGGATGCCCATGTGTTTTGATCTATTTTTCCTTTAATAGTATTATTAACATTACTTCCATCGAATATCCAGCACCCTGTGTCATTAACCCACACTATACCTGTAGGCATTTTTGCTACTTGACTTCCATTAGATACTCCCATATTGTCATATTCTGCTTCTAAATACTGAGCATCATAATTTGCTACATTTATAATAAATAATTTATTTCTTTTAAAGCAAAACAGCCTATCTCCATGTGATTCTAGATGTATAATATCATCACCATCATTTGAAGCTATATCTAAAAAATAATCTCTTGGGAATACATCTGGCTTATCAAGAGGAGAGACCATTATACGATCAGGATAGTTTGTCTCGTTGTGCCTTACATTGCCTATGTAAGCTTGTCTGTTTATAACAACAGCTGTTTTATATTGCTCTGCATGTATAATATCGTCTGCAGGATATCCATTTATATCTTGGTATGTTAATGATGGTGGATTTTCAAACTCAAAAAATGCCCCACTACCATCAGAAGGACAGCAGGCAACACCATCATCTTGAAAAGTATTTAATCCTACATCTCCCCATTCTGTATAATGTTTGTCAGTAAATTTCCTAACTCCATCTTTAAAGCTTATATCTACAAGATGCAGGTAATCACCTCCAAATGTATAAGGAGTTCCAATTGAAGTCCTATCTAATCTTCTTGCATATACTCTCATTCCAACTATACGAGCATCAGGGCTAGACTGATCAGAAGTTCGATACCCTGTAGCTGGGAAATTATGAGCTCCATCATCTGATGTGTCCATTGTTCCATCACTGTTTGCATCAGAAACTTTTCCAGTTCTAATATAAATTCTAAATTTAATTGTATCATTATCAAGTGCAGTTGCCACAGGAGTATTTGAATCAGTCCAATCTGCGACCATAAACCCTCCAGTCATGTCTGCATCTATTCCTCCACCTGAATGTATTTCCCCATATTCTATTCTTTTAACAGGAGATTCAGCCCCAAAATCCATATCATAATAAACATAAGTATGATAAATAGCCCATATTCCAGTCCATGTACCCTTGGATGTATCAACATCATAACTAAAGCCAAGCCCTCCATTGTTCAATCTGTCAACTATAGCTATAGCCATATCAGTAACACCTAAATCTGTCGCAACAGGAGTTCCCTGACGATCTCTATTATTATCAAATCCATCATTTGTTCCATTTGCAGAAGGGGTTCTATGCATAATAATAGAGTTCCACCCTGTTTCTGTATCATTAGTTCCATCACTGTTTGCATCAGAAAGACCAACAGCAATTAGATTTAAATTTCTAGTCTCTGAAGGGGGAGCTTTTATTTCTTGATCAGTTAAATACCACCCTGCAGCTAAAGTATAACTTGCTTCGTCAGAATGTCCTGTTAAAGCATTGCCACTTGCATTTCTAAAATAATTAACAGCTGGGCTGTAGTATAAGCATTTGTTAATATTTGCTGTACCATTTGTTCCTGCACTCACTCTAAGCCCATTACTAGAAAAGTAAAAAGCAGGATTGAGATCTCCACCTCCATCAGTAGAATTTCCACCTAAATCAATTGCTGTTTTACTTGTAGCAACTCCATTAATACCATCATCATTCCATTTATCTGGAGATTCAGGATCATATAAATAAAGAACATCATTTTGCACATAGTCTTGACACACCATAGCTAATACTGATGTACCCCCTGCTATTTCATCATTTTGAAGGCTATAATCAGTTCTAAAAACAAATAATCCTTGCCCTGCAGCAATCTGTGTATTTGAACCCCCACTATTACCTCCAGCTGCATCTAAAAGAGATCCATATGTTGCATTAGGGTCTGCACCACCTACAATTGTAGCAGCACTTAAAGCTGATCCCCCCATCTTAATACCACCAACAACAGATAAGTCTACACCAGTAGCAGTAACAAGCTGATTCTCAGCTATATCTCTCTGATTGGCTTTATTATTTATACCACCTTCAAAGTTGGCAATTCTATAAATCGTTTTGGGCATTACTTGCTTTTAAGAATAGCATTCTTTAGTACTTCTTCAACACTATCCCAAACAGCATCCAAGACCTTGGCTTCTGTCTTCTCTCCAATGAAAGGAATGTCAATTGCCTTATTCATTTCCTCTATAAGTTTCTTTTTATTCTCTTCATTGAATAAGTAGTCTACTATCATTTTTTGTATCATATCGTCTCATCTCCTATACTTTGTATTTTATCTTCACATATTTTACAGCTAACAAACTCTTTTGGAGGATGTGCCATTTTTTCTACTAAATCTAATCTTTTCTCAATTGAGCTAACCTTATAGTCAAGCTCATTATCATTTTCTACATATGACAATACTTTATCTAACTTGAATTGCTTGGCTATCATACTAATAACTTTATTTATTAAAATACCCTGTAACATCATTCCTCTACCTTGTCATCTAAATACATCTTTTCTACTTTCTTGAGAGCTCTTATTGCAAAAAATGAAAACAATACTAACCCTAAAACCACAGTTCCTAATATTTGAAAGAATATCATTATCTGTCCCTATGTTCCTTTTTAAAGAGCTTTTTTAATATATGCTCTATACCCTCTACATAACCCTTAAGTGCCTGAAAATCTAGCTGTGTGGCCTTTATTTGATCAATTAGCTTTATAACTATACCTTCCAATCGTTTAAATCTCTCATCTAGCTCTTCCATCAGCTCGTCTTGTATGAACTGATTTTGTTTCCAGATAAAATAACCAAATGCAGCTGCTACTGTCAATGGAATCCCAAACTGCTCTAAAAATGCAATTGGTTCCATTACTTACCAAATAAAGCACTTTTATTGCCAAATGTTTTTAAAGTATCTGCTTTTTGCTTAAGTCCCATTCTTAAGCCTGATTTAGAATCATAATCCTCACTCATAATATAATCAATAAGGCCTTCAATCATCATTGCTTCTGTAGATCCTGTAAACTCAGATGGAGTTTCAGCATCAGGGCCAGTTCTTTCCAGTATATCAAAAATATTAACAGGCATACCCTTAGGGGTAGGCTCAACATCTACTACAGCAAGCTCCCCTGAATCAGGCAAGAAGGGAACAGGTGTTGCATCTCCACGACTTAGAGTGGCATTAGGAGACAACTCTAAAGCAGAAGTATTCCCAGTACCCTTCTGCAAGTATCTATCTAGCAGAGAATCTTCATTATTGAAAACCTCTCCTCCATACAAACCACTGTCATCTCTCATAAGGCTATCAATCTTTCTAGCTTCTTCCATCCATTGACCTTCAGTTGCTAAGAGTTTCATTAAATCAGCTATATTAAATTTAGAGCTATTTGCATCTTTTTGTGCAATTTGTGCAACTCCACCTTCTTGGTAACCCTCCACCATTCCATTTAAAAACTTACTTTGTAAATACCCTTTATTGCCCATCTTTCCTCCATGTTTTTTTATATCTGGCACTTTCCCAGTCTCGTTCATCAGTTCAAGAGTATCATAGCCAATCTTTTGAGCAGAGTCTCTCTTTATAACAAACTCCCCTGGTGTCAGCATGGCTGGTACAGTATCAGTATTTTTCTTAGTTCCCATTAATTAATTCTCCCCACAGCGATGTCTTTCCATCTATTATTTGTATTATGTGCACTGTAAAATTTCCTTTATCATAAAAATCAACTATTGCAAATGCATGGCTCCAATTGTGTTGTCTTCCACCAAGCCAAGAGTTTTGCTCTTCTGTCATATCTTTTAAACATCCAATGCTCCATGCACTCTTAACTCCATCAAGATGAGTAACTGAACTCTGCTGCAGATCGTGATGATGTCCATACATAATATTGCATCCCAGACGAAGAAGATGATTCCTTGTATGCTGTATGCCAGCAAAATGGTGTCCATGATACATTGCTAGCTTTCCCAGCTTTAAGTACTTTCCCATTGGATAGTATTTGTAATTTCTTTCTTTTAGCTTTACACATTGTTTAAACCTATATTCCTTTAAGAATGGATGCTCTTCAACGAACCTGTTCATCCAATCATCATGATTGCCTTCAACCATGTATTTATTTTTACATTTTGCTTTATCAAGAGACTCATCAATCATATCCATCCCCTTATTGACATCTTCTATGTCCTGGTCAATAAATGGAAGTTGATATTCAAGTGGTGGCCTTTTCTTTCTTTTCCATTGCCAGTGAGAACAACCATGCCACTCTCCAACATCTCCTAAATCAACATAAGTATCAGGCTTTACAATTTCTATTGTCCTCTTTAAGCAATTAATTGCAGGTATATCTGCAAGTGGAAAATGCTTATCAGGAGTGACAATAACTCTCTTTGTTACACCTTTGTCTTTCTTTCTTCTTTTCAAAAAACTAACTTAATTCTTTATATATTTTAATAATCATATACACTAAAGTAGCAATAGCAGCCATGGCACTGAAAAAAGGAGGAGCCCATTCTAGCCAACTAAAAGTTGACCCTGCAACACCAAGAGCTGCTGTTTTAAGAGTATCTTCCATCTATTTATCTCCCTTAGATGCTACTTCTTGATCTTTCATCTGTACTAAGACTTCAAGAGCTCCTTCAGCCTTTAGAGCAAGCTTATTAAATTTATCAGCTTCACTTTTATATTGAGAAAGTTGTGCTTTTAAGTTTTCCATGACTTCATCATATGATAACTTTGGATTATCTATTTTTTCTTTTATATCTTTATATTCTTTTGTTTTTGACATACTTTCTCCTATTTAAAAATTTGTTCCAAACCATAAGGGTTGTGGGTTCTCGTACATTATTACTAATTTTGGATCTCTACCAGTACCTGTATAAGCATCTGTATGGATTGTGCTATAATGTGTAGTGTTGTCACTAGGAGCACTATCATCATAGTCTATTTCCTTGATAACAGTAACACAAAACATGCCACTAGAACTCCCATCAGTGCCTGCTATACCTTTTAGATTGGTTAAAGCTTGATCATTTAATGTTATTGATGTGTACTCACCTGTTGCTGATGGAGTGTATTCAGCTGATAAAGCAATCATATCTTCATTACTATTTGATCCTCCTGATCCATACAGACAGCTATCAAAAGTACCAGTACTACCTAAAGATCCAGTCGTGGAATGCTGGACAAGTCTATCTGCCCCTGATTTAGCAGTATACCATATACTAAAACTTGCACTCATTATTGCTGATCCATAAGGTAGAGCTCCCTTAACATCATAATTTGAAAAATATCTAGAACATCCATAAGTAACACTTCCTCTTGAAGATGCTTTGATACCATATATATTTGTAGTTGCAAGAGTTGTTATTATACCACTAGCAGATGCTTCCCTTGCATCAGCCCAGCTTGACTGATTATTAAGAGTGTGTCCTGCATCATAAGATGGGTATATAGTTTTGCTTTGATATGCCATTAGATAGAAACCTTTGGCATGTAGTAGTTAGATGTTATATTTGTATAAGAATTTGAATCAGGGGTAACAGCTACCTGCTCAAACGATATATTGCTAAATCCATGTTCATTAAATTCTTTTTCAAAATTATTCCAGAATGACACTTCTGCACCTGACTTAGCTTTAGCCTCTACAAATGCCTTAAAATTAAGCCAGCTATCATCATTAAAGGTATCTAAGAATATGCCATCATAAGTACTTAGACTATCTTTAACAGCCCACCAATCTCCCTCTACGATAGTAACATTAGACTTTCCTGATGCCCAAGTATTTAATTTCTCAATAATCTGAGGGTGTATTTCTACTATTGTATGGCTATTAACACCTTGAGCTTGTATATAATCAGCACACATTCCCATACCAAATCCTATTTCTAAAATATCTCCTTTACTTTGACATATATACTCAGCTGTTTTTTCCATTATAGGGGCTTCCCAGCTCATCATAACTTCTATATTATCATAGCTTGTATCCACAATTTTTGTGTCGCTAAATGTTAATGTATGATCTTTATATGCCATTAACTAAAATCCAAAGCTGCATTGCCATATAAAAATCCATTGTCCTGATCCCAATAAAAACTAATAATATCTACATCATTTGCTCCAGTAGATAGTGTAGGAGCACTTCCTCCTGGCCATAACACATCTTCACTCCCATCTGCAGTACTACCATCAGACTCTAAAGCATGCCAATTTGTTACTGTTCTACCTCCAGTGCCATCTTGCTTTAAAATTAAAGTAAAATTACCTGACTGTGCAGGCATTCTAAAATTGATAGTTGCAATATTATCTGCACCAAAAACTAAATAATGTTTATTTCCTGAAGTGTAAAAATTAACAGTTGTCGTAGTAGCATTAAATGTAGCAGTAGTTTGTTTAAATACTGCTGTTACAGCTGCACTTGAACTTCCAAATAAAAAAAGATTAGTATCTAGTGTTAATCCTATCTCTCCACCTGTAGACATTTGTATAGTATCTGCAGAAGATTCATGAATATATGTATGAGTACCTCCACCAAGAATTAATTTTCCTGTTGATGCAATTTTTAAATCAGTACCATCAAATGTTAAATTAGCTTCTGCATTCATAGCATCAGTTCCAGTTGCTGTAACAATATAATTATCAGCACCATTTGCCATAAAGTCTGAAACATCTACAGATAATTGCCCACTTGATGCATCTAAGCCTGTACTAGCAATTCCACTAACAAGGTCAGCAATAGATTCTTTTTTAGAAGCATTACTTCCATCAGCATCTATAATAGCAATACTGTCATTTGCAACACTAACAGTAGCTGCAGATAATTCATTTAAATCTAAGGCGAATGTCCTAGAGGCTGCTCCATCAAATGTCCCTCCAGCACTAATTCCATCTCCTGCTGTTAAAGCATTAGGAACTTTTAATACTGACAGGGTATCAGACGATAATTCTATGGTCGAAGTGTCAGCAGCATTTGTATTTAGCATTGTACCTTCAACTGAGTCAGCAGCTATAGTTAAAGCACCACCTGCTGCTATTGATGCATCGCCACTAACATTTCCAAATATAGCATCTTCAAAGTTAGAAGTAGTCATTTTTACAAGATTCCCAGAGTCTGATGTGTCTGAAAGAATCATTAAATCATCTTGTGCAAAATCTGTTATTGCAGTACCTAGTGAGTCTCCATCTAGCTTATCCATGTCAATAGCTGCACCTGAAGCAATAGAAGCATTTACAACAGCATTAGAGGCTAGCTGGTCTGCACCAACTGCATCATCTCCAATCATTGCTTGCTCTACTGCATCGTTAGCTATAGTAATTGCTCCAGCACTATTTAAAGTTACATCGCCACTAATAGCAACAGGGTTGTAATTTGTCCCATCAGCAACAAGCACATATCCAGATGTATTTGTATTCATAAACAAATCATCGCCAGTGATAGTAAGATCACCACTAACTGCTAAGTTTCCAGTAACATTAGCATCTCCACCACTTGGAACAATTGTTAGATCTCCACCTGAACTAGTGTTAAATGTAGTAGCATTGCTGCCATCATAAGATAATTTTAATTGATTGTCTGTAGCTTCTAATATTTCCAACTTGGAATCAGGATCACTAACATTTATTCCCACTCTATCAGTACTTCCATCAACAAACAGAGTATGAGTGTCATTATCCCCTTCAACCCTAAAATCCATTGCAGAGCCCTGCTCATTAAAAACAATGGTTCCTGTTGCTGACTCTGCAAATGATGCTACAGTTTGACTAGAAGAGTTTTGTATAATAAAGTTTTCACCAGAATCTATCTTTATAGTGGAATCAGCTGTTACTACTGCCTGATCTGCTTTTGTTTTTGCATCTAATGTCCAGCCCATGTAATTTCCTTTATATTCTTGGTACTGTCATAGCTCTCACTCCAGATCTTCTTGAAGGGTATTTCTTGACAGCTGCAATAAATTGATTGTAATAATATTGAGCTTTTTGCTCACTACCTTGTTGTTCAAATAACCTGTATTTTACATAATTAAGTAAAGCAGGATGCATACCACTATCAATTCCAGCTAAATCAAATAAATCGCTTGTCCTTGTAGAGGATGTTGTTAAATTTTCAAATTTAGAATGAAAATGTATCCTTAGCCCTTTAGTGACACTTGAATCAACATAAGTATCATACTCTCCTGATGTCAATCCATCTGTCGAATCATTAGAAGTGGCTTTTACAACTATACCTAATCTAGTATCATCGTTATACCATGCAAAATAATCATCAGGATATGTTCTTTTATTTGTTGCCATAAATTCTCCTAGTTAACTGTACTATTTGCACCATCTCCATCACTATCATCTGTATCAGTATCATCTTTACGAAGATTATGAGCATCAACAAGTTTTGGTATTCTTACATATCTATTATTAGTATCTAGTATCTCTACTCTCATAATATCAATCATTCTATCAGCTAATTCATAATATCTTTGTTTTGATGTTAATGTTTCTGTAGCTGATACTTGATAGTTTTGTTTAGTTGCTGCAATTTCATCTAGACCATCATTCATTAATTGAATAATCAATCCTTCAGATTGTCTCCCCATTTGCATCTCTATCATATTTAAAAAGTTTTTAAGTGTCATATTAATCCTTTATGCATCTATATCATCTAGTATAGCACAAATAGTGCATCTAACAGTTCCTGTTGATGTGGCAGCATGTATATCAGCTGCATCAAGACCATCTTTAAATTTTAAAACAATAGCTTCATTTGCACCAATTTCTAACACATCCCCTGCAGATGCTGCATTACCTGCATCAAGACATACATAAACTTTAGCTGAAGTGGATGTACTTCCATCAGTAGTTCCACTGTTTTTTAAAAATAAAAATTTTACATGATCTCCAGTTGCTGTAGTGCCACTATCAGTGTATGAAGTCCCACTGGCTATTAAATCAGCACTTGTTCCAGTAATATCCCTGCTAGTTGAGTAAACCCATTTATCAGCATCATTTGCTTTCTCATATTCTAAGATACCTCCTAAAGTTGATTTTATATCATGATGGATAGCATCAACAGAATCTGCATCGTTATCTGCTGCTATAGTTACTACAGGAGTCATTGATACTGCCCCTCTTGCTTTATCTGCCATTTCTTTCTCCTATTGTTAAGCTGGAGGTGCTGCTGCTGGACTTGCTCCACCACCACCCATAGCACCCATCGCTTCGTTAAAATCTGTTCTTAATATTTCTAATTGCTGACCAACCCACTGATACAAGGCAGTCTGTTTTTGTATTTTTGCATTAAAGTTTTGCAAGTCATTCCCAAACTTAGCCATATTAGATGAGTTTGATGTGCTTACTTTTTGAATTTCAGCTTGATATTTCTGTAATGCAGTATCAAAATCAGCTCTATTTTTTTGCAAGTCATTTGTAAATCTAGCTGTCTCACTACTTATTTTTGCATTAAATGCAGATAAGTCTGAGTTTGTTTGAGATGTTGCTTTCCCTATTTCTTGAGTAAACTTTTGAGTTTCATTCTGCACTCTTTGTGTTTCTGCTCCTAACTGTTGACCATATCTTGATATTTTTTGAGAATATTCATCAACAGCTTCTCTATATACATTAGCAGCATTATTTACTTTAGCACTATACTCAGATATTTTGGCTTGTATCTTTTGCCCTCTAGCACCAGATAATTCAGAGTCTTCGTCATCTAAAGCTGTTTCCATTTCTGTAAAATCACTAGCAGTTTCAACGACTTGAGATATATATGTAAAATCTGGCTCTGCTGGTAACGAAGGAGCAACAAAAGTAGGGAATGAAGGAACATTGCTTAAATCAATATCTGCAGGAACTGAAGGCATAATGATACCTGCAGGAGCAGTATATGTAGGCAATGATGTAGATATAGTCTCTATTACAGGGACTGATAAATCAGAAGGCAAATTAGAATTGATTTCTACTAGCTTTCTTTCACACACCCTTATACCAACATACAATATAACAATATGTCTTGTTTTTATAGGTAAATTAGGTACTTCAGTGGCACTTGTTATATCATAGTTATTACTACCACTAGCAGCAAAAGATTGATAGTTCCTGTATTTTATTTTAGCTCCATTACTATCAGGTGTTGGGATAACAGTTAATGCCCCATCTTCTATATACCATGCAGGGTCTGTTGCAGTAGCCTCTTCATAATACCCAGATGAAGCTGCATACTTATAAACACTATCTATAGGTATTTTTCTGCATTGAAAAGCATTTGTGCCATTGCTTCTAGTTACAAGTAAAATGTCGTCTTCAGATAAATTAACAGCAGAGAATGTACCTGTTGTTATTTCAGAAGTAGCTGACTGAGTTAAAGCTGAAGATGAAGGCAGGTTAGCAACAACCATTCTGTGGCCCTCAGTAAAAAAATCAGCAACAGCAGCATCGTCAGAAAAATCTATATTTGTTAGATTGTTAACTTGTTCTTTTAAACTCTCCATTATCTTCCTTTATTCCTGTCTGCTATATCTTGATCTATTGTAGTCTGGCTAAATTCAACTTGAGTCTGTCCTGACCATGTTTTTCTCATATTGACATAATCAGCACAATAATTGCTTTTTAGTTCAACTTTATTTGTAGACTCTTCAATAGGAACTACTTCTTTTTTATTTTTATCGTATACAAAAATAGCCATTATTTTTTCTCTTTTTTAACTTTGCCTCCATATCCATATCCTTGGATATTTTGACTTCTAAATAATGCATCTGCAATACCACCACTTGCAAATCCCTGCATGTCATCAGGAAGCATAGTGTTTTTCATGTCGACAACTCCACCTGCTTGATACCCTGATACTGCCTGCCCAGTTTCTTCTGCATATGCTTTAGCTTTTGCCTTACCTGCTTTATCATACGAAAATTCTTTCTTTCCTGCTTTTGGCATAATGCCTCCTCATTAAGTGTTTATCTATTAATTGTCTTCTAACAACACTAATGTCATCACATGACTTCCATTGTTAATTGTTGTAGAAGTTATATTTAATTGAGTTGTAATGTCTGCTGTCCCAATATGTGTACTTACAAAATCTTGGACATCTTCAGCTAATTTGCCATCAGCATCGCCAGCATCACTCTTTAAACTATTTGTGTCGTGAATAAAAACTTTACATTGTATAGCCATTTATTTCTCCAGTTAATTGTTGAATTTTTATGGGATTCGTGAGGAGCCTGTTATTGACTCCCCACACAGTTCCCAAAAACTGTTGTCTATAAAATAGACTAGTTAAGCAAGTTGTGCTCCATCATCTAGTTTTGTAGTCCCTTGTACAAAATAATTTGTACCATTAGACCATATATCAAATGTATCACCAACAGTATCAGTTGCATTAGGGAGTGTAATAGTTGTATGACCTGTGCTGCTTGGGCCATCAGTATTAGTATCAGTCTCTAATTCATTGATTTGAGATACAATTATATTTGTATCGTATGTTGTATTTTCTGTTATGATATAATCATTAGATGTGCAGTTTGTGCCAACAACAATCTTGCAGTACCATCCTGGAGGAACAGAAGCTATTGAGGGTAGAGTTACTGTAAACCCTGCTGCGAGGTCAAGTGTAAACACTTTTCCACTATCATCTATATCTAAAGACTTGGCTGCTGTGATTGATTCGTAAGGCAACAAATCGTATTGCTTGCCATAGTTACCACTACTTGAGTTTAATACATCACTTCTCATATTAGATTGCCTCCACATTTATGACTGCATGACTTTCAGGAAGAGATATTTCAAGACCTGCTTCAGTCAATATCATATCTTTTCTTAAATCTTCATCAGCCTGTTGAACATTTGTTGTTATAGAGGTATCTCTATTAACACCATTTCCAACAAGTGGCCTGTATGAAACATGATCAAGGTCAACAAAGCACATAAGTCCTGAAGAATTATTCCTGAACAATGGTTCTTTCACTAAAGAACAATCACCATGAACAGTTTCAATTTTCATGATCTTATGACCAAATGCACCAGTGCTTCTTTCAAACACATATCTTTCTTCACCAGCCATTGAACCTGTAACAAATCCACCAAGCTTGTTAAAATGAGATATTACTGGAAGAGATGCCAAGCATAATTTATTGCTTGAACCACCCCTTGCAGGATCATACATCACTTCAAAAGCACCAAGTAGGTTATCATAGGTCATTTCACTTGTTGCCCATCCACCTAAATAAGGCTTATCTTCAGCATATGCAGCTAAAGCTCCACCACCAGTATTAGTACCATTTTGTAGTATATGGCCAACAATACCTTCAGTATATTGGATACCACCTTGAGAACCTCTCATTCCAAAAAGCATTGATCGTTCAATATCAACTTTATGCTCTCTTAGTTTAAGATTCCAAAGTCTCTGCCATTCATCAGCATAGCCTCTGTAAACAGTAGCTCTAGCTGTATTAGACATCTCACAAGCTGTTTTAAAGATCTGGGTATATCCATAATCATTATCTAGCTCTTGAGACCATACATCTGGAGCACCAGAACCTTCTGCAAAAGAAGTTCCAATTACAACACAATCAGCATTATCATCAAGTGTTGTTGTTGCAGCACCAGCAGTAGCAGCAATTGTTGTAACACCTATCGTAGTATCAGAATCATTGTGTGTAACACTTTCTATCCTACCTGTTGCTCTAGTTACAGACTCTGTATCTGTGCCACCATCAAGGTTGACATTTTGTGCAAATTCAACAACCATGCCTTTGATTAGCCAGTTAACAGCTGCACCTCCAACATCTACAAGAACATTGGTAGACTGCCCTGGAACAGCCAGTGTCTGACCTCCATCGATTTTAAAGCTTCTATCTGTAATAGAAACTTTTGTTCTGTCTTCCAAGAACCTAAACTGTGAATCAGATGTAGGTACTTTTCCAACTTTTGATAAGTATACGAAAAATGGTGACTCTTCTGGGGCTAGATCAGCGACTCTATCACTAAAATCATACAGTCTTCTTGATGGTATAGTACTATCAATGACTGCACCAGGAGTACCAAATTTCACTTGTCCACTATTATAAGTAGCCATTTTTCTCTCCTATTGTATTTTAATTAACAATTAAAGTACTTTATTTCTACTCCCTGCAGCTACTATACCATCCCACATCTTATCAGATTCGCTCTTTCTCTCTGGTTGTTGTCCTTGAAGAACACCAGCCTGTGGAGTAGATTGAATTTCCCTGACTTGATCTAAGTTAGCATTGTTAGCAGTTGCTGGTTCAGAAACAATAGATCGCCACATTTTCAACACATTATCAATACCATAGCTAGCAGGGTGTCTATCTGCAAATTCTACAAAAGATGCTATTTCCTGTGGGTTTAAACCTCTCGCTGATAAATCAGCTTGCAGTTTAGACATACCAGCAGTTTTTTGCATTTCTGCTTCCATTGCTCCTACTCTTTGCTGTACAGCACTATTAATCTGTTGAGCCTGTTGCTGTTCTCTGTACTTGTACGATTTAGATGAAGGGTCATTAAAGGCTTCCCATGGATCAAATTCATCAGCTGTTAACTGTATTTCTGGTTGGCCACTTGAAACAGTATTAGGATTTGCAGCTTTTTCCTGCATAGCCTTTACTAAATCTGGTCGTGACTCCAAAAATTCACCCAGTTGTTTGTATTTATGCAGCTGTTGATTTTCAGCAGCAAGTTTGTCCTTTTCAGATTGAAAGTATTTTGCTGATTGTTCCCAATCTACAGGATTCTCGCTGGTTTGAGTCTCTACATCTTGCCCTACACCATCAATGGGGTCACCTTGAAGATGTCCATCTACTTGTGTGTTGTTATTATCTTGAGTCATCACTTTCTCCTATTTTGTGCCATTTCTCAAAAAACTTGAGCTAACTACCTTTTTCCTGTAATTTCTCTTTTTCGAGTTTAACAGCATCATTGAATCGCCTTGCAGATATGACTTGTTCTGATTTTGATGACAATTCATGTTCTTTAAGACGAGCTTTAAATTTCTCAACTTCAGTCCTTTTTCGTGATGCAACTTGCTCTCTTTCAGCAGTCTGAAGGTCTCCTGCAAGTTTCTTGATCTGCTCTTGAGCTCCCTGAAGTTGTTGTTGTAATTGTGCAATTGCATCTGTTCTTTGCATGATACCCTCTTTATCAAATATTTCTGTCTTCTTGAGAGCTTCATGCTTATCAATAAGACCAGACTGATATGCCTGCATATAGATATCCCACTCACCCCATTTATTAGAAGGCATAGTAGAGTTACCTATAACACGAATATCGAACTGACCTATAGTTATATCATTTTCAATAGTTTGTAATTCTTTTGTTTTATCATCATACATTTTTTTATTGACCATATATTCAGTGATATCATTATTAGGTTGTGCAATTCTGAATATTTTGTAATAATTGTAATGATTCTTAGATAAATTGTATATCACACGACCTAACCTCTTCAAACTTCCCTCTATATCCCTTAGTTTAGATTTAGATCGTCTTTGCCCAAAATCTTCCATCATCATAGTCCCAGATGAAGTTTTTGGTGCAGCCTCTGCATTTCCTTGCTGCATTTCAAAAATACCCATATTTAAATCAATATATTTTTCAATCATTCGAGGTAATTCAATAATCGAGTTAGATAATTGTTGTGGTGCAGGAAAGTGAGGTTCCCCTAAAGATGCATCATATTCTATTGTAGCATTAGGGTTGGCCCAATCCCTTTCAAGTTCTTCCATATCTTGAATTGAGCCTTGAGGTACGAGGAGTTTTAACCCTGATGATGATTGGGCATGAGATGTAATAAGGGATACCATCTTATTGAGGAACCTCTGAAAATCTTTATTCTTCCTTACATCACTCATTGGATAAGGAGTATTTGTCCATATATTTGGAAGTGGTATTATTGGATAAATATCTGTATCTAAAATCCTCTCATATAAAACAACCTGCCCAACACTGCAACATAATTTTATTCTTGTTTGCAAGACTTCTACGAAATCAACAAGATTTTTATCCATCATTAATCTAAATTTATCATCTTGAAGTTTTATCTGCATTTCTGCATTAGTTATAATCTGTTCATCGCCAGTCTGTGTATTTAGCAATCTAAAATATGGCATTTTAACTTTTGAGTAATGCTCAAGTATTCTATATTTTTCCCCAGCAGAGTTGCCATAATCATAATCTTTTACCACATCTGGAGTAAATGAGCCTTTACTTCTAACATTACTTGCTGCAGGATAGTCATCATCATCAGTCATGGTTTCTACTTCATCTAGCAGTAAAGTCCCCTCATCATCGATAGGCTCAGACAGTTTTGGGTATAAATCTTTTATTTGGCTTTTTGTGAGTATAGTTGATACTATCATAGATGAGGCATCATCAAAATATCTATGCCTTGCATTAGGATCAACATAAACTCTAAAAGGATCTAAGTTTGTAAATTTTATCTCTCCTCTGCCATAATCAGCCTCAACATCTGTATATGCATAAAAATATCCAAGACCAGTAACAGCATAATCATGAACTGCTTGCTTAAACATCTCATCTCCATCTGATACATCCCATATATACTCTAATATAGTTTTCCATACCTTGGATAGCTTGACATCAGAGTCTTCTCTAGGGGCAGCACTAAATTTTGGAGGTTTAGAGGTAATAATGGCCTTAAACTGCTCAATAGCAGAATATAGCCTATCAACTGGTGTGCTCGATTGATTTCTTGAATCTAGCTCATCTTGTTCACTGGGATCAAAATGATTCCCTAGATAAAAATCGATATCCTCTCTAGCTTGAGTATCCCAGTCAGATCTAGCACTCTGCCATCGTCTGAACAGCTCTTGTGCTTCAATCGCTCTTTTATCCTTTTGAATCATGGTCGTAATTTATAACATTTATTATTGTTATGCAAATTATCTCCTAGCTCCAGTAATCCAGTTATAAACCTTTTTAGGTTTAAGCCAGTTACCTTTAGCATTTTTTTCTTTCTTTTTATTGGCTGCTTTAGGATTTCCTCTGGCAAACTGAGTCGATAGCCAGAAGGCATCGATACAGTCATCATGTGTGCCCTTAGGAAAATCCAGCAGCTCACCTATTAATTCGTGCATATTCTTCTTTAAATGTACTGCACCAGCTTTAAACATGGGCTGCAAGCCTTCAAATAGCCTGTCTTTCTTTTTCTGGTTCCCATAGCCCTTAATGCCCTTTTCTATTCCAGGTAGAAATATTCCTTCTTTTTTACTTCGTTTGTGCACATAATCTCTTAACATCTCCTGATATGATATTGTTTCTATGTTTATTCGTCTGATAGGGCTATATCGTTCAGCGATTTTAAATATCTCATCTGCACAGTCCATGGGTAACACTCTTTTTCTCCAGTATTCAAGAATGTAGTAATCATTGTCCTTAGTAACCCCAATAACCATAATAACACTATAATCGTTCCTAGCACCAAGTGTAGAGGCAGGATCCACACCAATGTAAATATTAATGTACTCAGTGTCTCCATTTTCAAATTTAATGTACCACGAATCACATTCTTCGTCAAATCTAGCATTTCCTGTATAAAAGTTTTCATTTATGTCCTCCTCTGAAAATATTTGATCTTCAGGAGATTTAGCCTGATTCATGTATTCTTGGTAGAATTTAGCAGGAGTCCCTGAATCTATGTAAAATTGCTTTCTTTCTTCTAATTTGGTTAAAGGCCACCTACTAGGCCATAATGGAGTACCATCATCAAGGATAGCTTTGTAGGTAACAACATCCCAAGAAAACTCTTCACCAGTCTTTTTTGCATCACTATGTCCCTTAACAATGCCATTCAAGAAGCTATCATAGTGAACAATCGTACCATTACACCATAAAAACCCATTTTTGTCGAAATCGATCGCTGGGTACACTGCAGCAGTAACCCAGTCCTTAATATGCCTTCTTGCATCAGGAGTCTTAGTATTCAGCTCAGATTCGAAGTCATCAAGGATAATACCAGTATATCTGGTAGAAAACTGCTTTTTACCTCTCAATCTCTGGGCAGTACCCTTTGCTATCATTCTGCACCCATTTGTAAGGGTAAATTCAGTTTTTGTCCATTTATCGCCTTCAAGGTCGCCAAAATAGTAATGAATAGCTGGATTGTCGTAAATATGATTTTGTATCCAGGCCAAGTTGTCTTGAGCTTGATCTTGAGCCTCACCAACCCATGCAATGAACTCAGGCCTTTCTTTTGTAGCAAATAAGAATCTATGCATGACAGCACAGGCTGCTAAAGTCGATTTTGCATGATCTCTAGGCAAAACAAGAGCTAATTGCTGCTTTTCCTTATCTAAAAGGTGTTTGCCCATCTCATAGTGGAACTTAGGTGATTTTGTTGCTAAAAAGTCTTGAGGTGAAAATAGTTTGCCAAATGCTATTAAATCATTGTAAGCAAGATGAAGAATCTCTTCATTCTTCGAAATATTGCCATTTAGATTTAAATTAGCCATCTAGAAGTTTATTTAATTTATTTTCCAGCCACTCGTAAACTATCCTCACTCCTTTGAATGAAAGGTTGTATATGCTTGTGATCAGCAAGACAGTGGGTTGGACAACTATATTGTATAATTTTTGCTTCATAAACTTTTTTAGACTCCCCAAGGGCTACAATCACACAAAATATGATTATTGCCCCCCAGTTCATCTATCCCTCCATTTTAATTATTAAAAAATACGAACATTATCCCCATGATGACTTTATCAAGTATCCAAAGAAGGATAAGTATACTAAGTTTATTGCTTGAGCTCAAAGTGGGGTAGATCTTTGAAGCCTGTGTCTTTAACTTCTGTATTGTCATTCCAGTCTCCTCCCCACCTTATTGGTATATCTAGCATTGCAGCAATCCCTTTAACAAAACCAGCAAAGTAGTACATCCTATCTGTATCATCCCAATCGATAGGCCAAGGCACAACATCTACAGCCTTGCTTGGATTGGCATTATGTCTGCCTTTAGGAAACTTAACTTTAGATTTTCCCTCATCAAAGTATTTATTTTGTAGTTCCTCACCTCTATGCCCCTCTAGAACACTGCAATCAAATTGCTTTATCACTTGATAAAACAGTTGCTGCAGGTCTTCATGACATGTTTCTAACTTACTCATTGATTTTTTACCAAACTTTGGCATTATGCTTCTCCTTCTACTTTCATTTCACCATAAATATTCGTAACAACATCATATAAATCGAAATGACTGTTGCAATGTGGACATACCCAGCCACAAAGTTCATCATTTTCATCTAACATACCAATTCTTTGAGATGTAATTTCATTTAGCCCTAAATTTCTTTTACAAATCGTGCAATTATCTTCATTTTTCTTCTTTTTCGCCATGTGCGAGTAATTTTGTTTCCCCATTTTTAACCTCTTCTAGTTGTTTAGGTGAAAATCCAGCAAAAACTGTCAATTGCTCAGATTTCTTATCTTCTGTTTCAAATAAACCACTGATTTTAGATAGGCTTTCTAAAGACCTTAACTTATCTGAGTCTTTTTCAGCCAAATCAGCAATCGTCTTATACCTTTCAACTATCCAATCTGGAGTTACTCCCTGCTTTTCAAGAGTGGCGACAACTTCTTTTTTGATCATTTTCTGTACCTCTTTTGTTTTTAAGAGTTTAGATGTCTGTAATTTTATATACTTTTCACTTTCTGCATTTGGGCATGCTGCTTTGTAAGATTCTATTGGACTAAGCCCTGAAGCCATATACCTCGCAAATAGCATTTGCTTGTTTTCACTAAGGTTTTTAGGAGTTTCGCCAGAAAATGTAAATATATTCTGAGCCACACCATCTTCGCCCAACATCTTTTTTTTGCCAGTAACAATAAAAGTACCACATACTGTCCTTACACACAAAGGGTTCCTTGTCCCAAGCCCTTTTACTGTAAATCTTTTAAGGATCTGGCAAATGTACCCATCATCAGTATATGCCCAATCCCCCTCTTTTGCTTGCCTCCAACTATCAATGACAGTAGAAAGCCCTGTAAGTGCCTTAAATTCCTTAATATTGTCATATAAATAATGATCAATGCCTTTTATTGTTTTGATGTCCATACTCGAAATATACAAAAAACTAGCAAAAATATCAAATTTTCCCCTATTATAGCTATATATATTATAGCAATACTATTTATAGCTATATATATTATAGCAATACTAATATAGCAAAAAGAAAAACTATTAAGATAAAAAAAGAAAAAGTTTGAAAAAATTTTGAAAAATAAAATTTGAAAAAAATTAGCTTAGAATGAGTGAGAGTGTTTTTTTATGGGGGGTGCACGTTGAAAATGTCGTTTGACTTTTGTTATTAGGTTGAATTTATGAATATTTTTTTGGGTTAAATTTGGAGGGATTATTTCGCAGGTATAAAAAAAGCCACACCTTTTAAAATGTGGCTTAATTTATCCCCTTATGGAGTTTATTTTAGTATTTAAATAACTTATAGTATTCTTTTATTTTATGATATGATAGTTTTTGTAATTCTATTCTATCCACATTATAAAAGCATGTAAAGTTAATTAGTTCGTTTATCATTTTACTTTTTTTGTTAGTGTTTACATTCGTATTCATATTACACCTCATTTTGTTTTAACTTATTATTTAACTTGGTTTTAGTTTAGTTCTTGTTTTATGTCTTCAATTATAGCTGTTGCAACTTCATTGTAATTTATTTGATTTAATGCATAACCAATTAAATCATTAGTAAAAGTTCCACCATCTTTTCTAGTATATTGATCTTCAGTCATTTCACTAGCTACAATTTGTAGTGTTTCAATCGCTATGGATATTATAAATCTTTTATTTATATTTTCTTTTATTCTATCATAAATATTATTATGTAAATACTGGTCATTATCTAGCCACAATTTAAAACACCATGTTGGGTAATTAGTCCACCCATTATACTTATTTTCTTCTTTTATATCTTTTATTACTTCTTCTTTAAAGTTGTTATAAACTTGATTATTTTTATTTATTTTCATTGTTTTTAGATCCTTATTTTTATTTTATTATTGTTATTTAATTGGTTTTTTAAAACTGATTGTTATTACTGGAATATAACTTTTTATTTTATCTATAAAACTAGGCCTATTTTTTAAAATAGATAGTTCTTTTTTTAGGTTTGTATTTTCTTCTTGTATATCTTTTATTACTTGTTTTAGTTCGTATATTTTATCCTCATAAGGATTGGTTTCAAACCATCCAGATTGATATAAAGGTTTTTCTATATACTTACAAGCTTCATTAAAGCCTTTTTGATAATATTTTTGTTCTAATTGTGTTAAGTTTGAATTTTTCTTCTGCATCGTTTAATTCCTTATTTTTATTTTTGTTATTAATGTATTGCTAGTATTTCTTCTAAATCTACTATTTGTAAATTAATTAATCCATTATCCCCAGATATATTAATTTCATTATTTCCCCATAAATCGATACTAAAACTATTATGAATTTCAATTTCCTTTATTTCTTCAATAAAAGATTTTAAAATATAATTACTATCATATGTTTCAAATGAATTTAAAAGATTATCTATATAATTTTCTACATATACATTTAAAGCAAACCTTTCAATTCTTTTTAATATTGTTTTATTATCTTTTATAGATGTTTTGAAAATTATTTGATCTTTATCATTTAGTATTAATTTCATTTGGTTTTAACTCCTTATTTTATTTTTATATAAATATTATATTATTATTTATTGAATAATTTTCTTTTTTAATTGCTTCCATTGTATTTATAGCATCTTTTTTACAGTCTGTATAATATGTTTTATTTGCATCTATTACACCATTTAAAAACCATTGTACAACATATTCATTATCAATTTTTTTAATAGTTAATTTTACTTTATTCATAAATTTAAGTCCTTATTTTATTTTAATTAAATTCAATAATTAATTTAATACTTTTTTTATTAATGTCAATAAGTTTATTTATTTTTATTATTTTTATTATTTTTATTATTGACAACTTTTAAATATCAATTTAAATTAAGTATCAATTTTTAAGTAATTAAATAACTAATAAGCAATAACAAAAAAAGGAAGAAAATTTATGAATAAAGCATATTTTATTTACTATTTTAAAAAGAATCATAGAGTACATAAAAACAAGCTATCTTATTTAGATTTAGTTAAGATGCTAGAATTAAATAAAAAGAACGATAAAAAAGGAGAACCATATATTAAGGCTCACACATATCAACTTCAATGGATGCAAGAATTTTTACTAAATAATAAAGAACTTCAAATCTTTAAATGTAATGTCTGTATAGATAATCAAGTAATATTATAATAAATAATAAAAGGGGAGTTTATGAATAAAAAAGAAATGTTGAAAATTATTGGGGGGATGTCTAAGACTTCTAAATTACCTTGTTCTAGCTTTAATTTATCTGCTTGGAGGTGTAATAATGGAAGCAAGTTAGCTAAAATTAAAGGCTCTGTATGTGATGGATGCTATGCAATGACTGGCTTTTATAATATGTTTAAAAAGAAGCATGAAGAAAACCATGATAGAAAATTAAACAATTATTACAAAGATACAAATTTATGGGTTAACACTTTTTCAAGCTATTTAAATAAGTATGAAAAATCAAGCTATTTTAGGTGGTTTGATAGTGGGGATATACCTTCATATGATTTTTTACTAAACATCGTTAAAATAGCTAAAAAAACCCCAAATATTAAACATTGGCTACCTACCAAAGAATATAAACTAATCAATAAATTTTACAAGCAAGGTAATTCAGTACCTTCCAATCTAGTTATTAGAGTATCAGCACCTATGATTGATACAGAAATAAATGGATATCCAAATACATCTTCAGTAACTAAAAATAGTACAACAAATAGTATTGTATGCAATGCACCTAAACAAGATAACCAATGCAAAGATTGTAGATTATGTTGGAACAAAGATATCAAGAATATAGCCTATAAATACCACTAAATAAGGGGATTAAAATAATGAATAAAGAAATGAATGTTTTAACTAGTAGATCAAAATTAATAAATAATTGTGAATCGTGTAAAATGACAAAAGAATCTTTTTCGGCTACACATTGTGATAAATGCTCAGATAGAATTGATACTTGGATTCTTCATTTTATGGAATTAGAACAAGGGGGTAAATAAATGAATGTTTTAACGAATAGATCAAAATTAATAAATATTTTATGTAATGCTATTAATGAAGGTAATAAAAGTCTAGAAAAAAAAGCTATAAAAATAATGGGAGAGCAGAATAAAAAACTACTTTCAAATCATAATGGTATTAAAAAACATCAGAAATTTAAATCAGGATTAGAAGGTTTAAGTAATAAAGATCGATCTAGATTTTTAAATAATAGAAGAAATCATTCAAACAATAATAAATAAAAATTATAGGATTAAATAATGTATAAAGAATGTAAAAAATGGAAAGGGTTTGAAGATATAGAAAAAATAAAAAATTCTATTAAAGACAATACAAGACAAGTAATAATTAGAGGTACTGTATATAATGTAGAGAATGCCCCAAAATCATATATAAATCACTTTGCAGTATATAAGTCTGGTAAAGTTTTAAGAAGATGGATAGATAAATTATTTTACCATAATTATAGGTATACACAGAAAGGAGAAGAACTAAAAGAGAAGAAAAAAATTAGATATTGGGAAAATCCTCAAAAAGAACTAGACAAAAATAATAAATGGAGAAAATCCCCTAAAGGAATTAAATATTTTAACAAACTTTCAGAAGAAAAAAAGGCTATAACCTCTCAAAAGAAAAAAGATTTTTTAGCCTACAAAAATAGTACAAAAGGAATTGCTGATGCACTAGAAAAAAAGAAGATTATTACAGAGAAAAAAAGAATTGCAGACTTAGAGAGATACCACAAAAATCCAATCCCATTTAATTTAAAAAGATTATTACTGCATTGTGTTACTAATAATATTAATGGTAAGTCATGGAATAATAGTAATGAAATTATTAACTACAAAAAATGCATAAATAAGCTTAAAGACCTTGCAAAAATCAATAAAATGACAATCAAGGAAATAAAAAAGAAGGGTTACCATATAGATCATATTATACCTGTTGCATCGTATGATACAAACGATCCAAAGGAATTAAAAAAATGCTTCTCATATCATAATTTGCAATGGTTACCACCTAGAGAAAATATCCAAAAAAGCGATAAAATTATCAAAAGTTTAATTAAACCACTACCAACAAAGATATATCCAAAGTCTTGGAATAATAAAATAATAGGAGAATAAATGAATCCAAAAATATATGTATTAATACTTAAAGATAAAGAATATTACCCTGAAGGAAAAGCACTAGGCATAGCATATGAAAAAGATATGGAAGAAATTATACATACAAACGATTTAGATGACCATGTATACCATTATGTATGGGAGAAAGAAATTGACCTAGAAAAGCTAAAAAAAGGCGATAAAATAATGCTAGATGTTGAATTTGAAGTAATAGAAAATAAAGGGAGCATAGATGAATAAACAAGAGGAATGGAAAATAACAAAATTTTGGGATACTATAATGCTTGATAATGGAGAATATGGAGAAGGATGGAATTATGAAGCTGGATACCACATAGGAGATGATGTTATATATGAAGATTATTTTGAAACTAGGAAAGAAGCTGAATTATATATTGAAAAAATGAAAAAGGAGATGAATAAATGAAAGTATATACAGTATATGCAGTATTTTACACTTATGAAAATAATCACGAGTTTGAAGCCATCACAACAGATTTTGATAAATGGCTAGATTCACACAACAGAAGAAGAAAGCAAGATGGTAATGAACCAGAAAATGAATATGATTTTACAATATACGAAGGTGAAATAAAAATAAAGGAGAATGAATAAATGAATAAGAAAATAGTAAACCAAATAGATAGACTTATAAAACATAATGAAACAATCCTAGAAGACTTATATGGAAAGTTCTTAGTGAAGGAAGATGGTATACATTTTATGGAAAGTGAACAATCTGCTTATGCTAGGTCAATTGGATGGGTAGATGCTTTAAGATGGGTATTAAATACTATGAAAAATGGTAGTCCAGTATCAGATAAACCATTAAACAATAGAGGAGATGGGTAAATGAAAAATTATTATGTAGAAGTTAAAGTAAAATGGGCGACATCTTTTGAAGCTAAAAACAAAAAAGAGTTTATAGAAAATCTAAAAGATCAATTTAAACAAGATTATAACATATGTCTAAGTGATGATGAAATTGGAGATATACATACAAACAATAGAGGAGATGGGTAAATGAAAATAGATGAAATGAAGTATATGTGTGTTAATTGTGGTGGTGGTTTCAGCAGAGAAGATATGTGCTTTGATACTGACTATGATTGTGATTTCTGTCAAGATTGTTATGATCGTGCAATCAATAAAGAGGAGATGAGTAAATGAATATAACAAGCATAGGTATAACTCTAATATCAATACTAATAGCAATAGCACTTGTAGTAGCAATAGTATCAGCAATTTTATATATACTGATGGTTATTCACTCTTGGATTGAAACTAAAAAATGGAGGTGGTAATATGAAAATAGATAAAAAGCTAGAAAAATTAAAAGAAGATATAAATAGTTACCATGATATAGTATCTGATTTAAGGGATGTATATAGTGATTTAAATGGTATTCTTGATTGTGAAGATGAGAGAGAGAATGATATATTGGAATCTGTTCTTGGGATTGTAGATGGGTTTGAAGAGTATATTTTTGAATCAGTAAATAAAATAGATAAAATAAAGGAGATGAATAAATGATGAAAGTAACCAATGTAAGATACTATACAACAAGAAGAGGTGTTGGATATGAAGCTACAACAGATACTGATAATACTATATGGAATGATGGTAGTGGTGGAGATACCTATCTAACAAACAAAGATGGTGGATATTATCATCAGTTCAATGGCCTTATGGGAATGGAATTAGAAAGCTATTTAGAATCTTTAATTGACAAATATGAGGGGGTTACAAGATGATAAAGAGAGGGACTACAATAATAGGCTCAGAGAATATAAGTTTATTCAGACTTATAACTCTTAAACATGCACTTAAACTTGAAACTTTAGGGATGAAGAAAAGAGGTAAGAGTGCATATGTTATAGTAAAGGAAGAGTTCAATCTGAAAGGCAACAAGCAAAAAGTATATGAACAACTAGAAAACATAATCAATATAATTAAAGCTAATAATAAGGAGATTGAATAATGGGAATGGACTTATATGGACTTAAACCAATAGAACACATGAAAGCTACACCACTCATAAAGAAAGTCAAGAACAACTTTGATGAGTTCTTTAAGCTAGACAAGGGCGACCAAGATAAATACCTCAAAGAGAACAGAGAATATGAAAAAGTAAATATTGGAGCATACTTCAGAAACAATGTATGGTATTGGAGGCCTTTATGGAAATATGTGTGCAGAGTATGTAATCTATCTACTGATGTATATCAGCAGGGCAATAGGAATGAAGGGTACAAGGTAGATGAGATCACAGCTAAAGATATTGCTGTAACTTTATTTTTACTACTAAAAAGAGGTGAAGTAGATAAGTATGCAGAAGAATATTTAAAAAATGCAGAGAAATGTGGAGATTCACCTGAATATCCATTTGATGTGCAAAATGTTAGAGAGTTTGCAATATTCTGCAATGAAAGTGGAGGATTTACTATATGCTAAAAACTATTATGTTTAGAGTATCTGTATATATGTCATTGCTCTTTTTTTCTTTGCTGTGTTGGTACTATGTTATAGAGCTAGGTAATTGGATAGCAAAGAATTGGGGATATATAACATACAATTTAGGAGGTTTGTTCTAATTATGATAGATACTATAATATTTTCAATAGGTGTTTTTATTTTAGTATGTGCATTTATAGAAATAATCAGTCAAATAGGTAAATAATAATAGTAATAATAAGGAGAAATTATGAAGAAAGGACAAAAAGCAAGAGCAAGGGTTAATAAGGCCTACAATAATCATCAAACTTGCAATGAGTGTAAAGTATCAAAACCAATAAATAAAGTTACCAAGTCATCATTTGGTGATTGGGTATGCGATGTATGTTGGCCACTATTTGAAATGGAACAATCTTTCACAAACTTACTTAGAGGAGGTAAATAATGAACCAAGAAATAGATGAGCCAATGCATGTCCCTCATACAGATGAAATAGAATGGTTTTTCAAGTTCAGAGGTGAACATATGGGTGTTATGGACTCAACCAAAGAAGGTGCTTATGGGTTTCTTTATAGCACATATCAAAATGTTTCAGAGGCTGAACTAGATGATGCTTATAGAGGCAATTCACTAGATGATGAAGAAGAAAGGGTTATTGAACAAATGATAGATAAAAAGAGAGGTAAATAATATGAAAAAATGGTATATAGTTCAATATACAATAGACACAATTATCAAAGCTGATGATCCTTTGAATGCACTTGTTAATATACAAGAGATTGCATCAGAAGACTTAGGGTCTCGCATAGATGATATAGTATGGGAAGCTAGTAAAGAAGAAATCAAAGAATATGGTGCTGATTGGGGGGAAGAATAATGCTAATAGTACACGAATTAATCATGACCAAGATTGACGAAGAAACAGGAGATGAGATATTCTACAGCTATGAAGGTGATTGCAGTTGGATATGTGATATGATAAATGAAGATGATTGCAAACTAATAAAAGGAGAAGAATAAATGAAAAAATATAAAGTTGCAGTAGAAGAAACCTGTATTTATTACTACATTGTTGAAGCTAATGATGAGGACGAAGCTATGGATATATATTATGAAGTCGACCATGTATCAACAAAACCTAAAGATGATGATATTTTATGGGTAGAGGAGGTAAAGAAGAAATCAAAGAATATGGGGAGGAAGGATAATGAGTGAATGGAATAAGTTGTTTGATATACTGCAAGTGCTAAACCCACAATCAGATGAATACTATAAAGGTGGTGAACTTCCTGCAGAAGAGCAATGGGATGATATATGTCATTATATGGATATACTTAAACAAGATAGAGTAAGTGCTGATGAAGATATATCAAGCATGATACGACTTCTTAGAGATATACATGATGGTAATACAGACACACCTAAAGAAGATATCAGAAAAGAGTTAATGAAGTATGGTATTGATTTAATTTATAATGAAAGTATAAAAAAGGAGGAATAATGAAAGAAGAATTATTTGTTAAATCAAACTACCAGTATATTATAGAACTGAAAAAACAAGTAAAGGACTTGCAAAATCAGGTTAATGACTTGATGATAACTGTAAATAGAATAAACAAAGTGATAATAGAAGGAGATCAAGATGATAAATAAAATAAGATGGTGGAATCTTAAAATTGAATGGGATAATGGTACTGAAGAATACATTGATGACATCCCTAACTATGTAGCTAAACATGTTGATGAGTTTCTAAGTACAGTAGAGGATGAAAGGTATGAAGAAAAACAAGATAAGGAGAACAGTCAATGAAAAAAGATAATCATGACTTTATAGCGAAAGAGTTAATGCCTCTTCCATCATATGATGCATTGTTTGGAGCATTACATAGTATGGCCTTACTTTTATCTGGAGTGATATCTGGGAAGCTTGAAATGACTGAAGATTTACTGCAAGAGGTAAAAGAAGTGCTAGAATTTGTGGATACAGTACAGTCGATGATGGAAACAGATAGGTTCTCAGAATTTCTTGATAAAGATAATGAAAGGTTCCACATGGAAGTGAGCGATGCTTGTCACGATCAGGGTGTTGATTATGAAAAGGCTAGAGCAATGATAAGAGCAAACAGCGAGATAGGACAGAGAAGGTTTGATATGTCTGTCGAGAAAGCAGAAAAGAAAAAGAACTAAATAAAAGGGTTGTTTAGTTACCAAATAAAAGTTATCTTATAGTGTGAGATTTATTCACATTGTAGTAAAAATAAGGAGAATCAACTATGAACAAAGAAAAACAAAGAACATTTCTATTAAAAAATATTCCTGATACAGAATGGAAGAAGTTTAAGCTAATAACAATTGGAAGGGACTTAACTTTAAATGAGAATTTATTGAGACTCTTGACTGATTATGTTAAATTAAATTACTCAAAAAGATCATGATGAAAATATCAAAAAAGATAGAAGAAATATATCATGATTTTATTGAATCTGAGAACGATAAGAATGTCGAGGAGAGATACTCAGGGAAAAAGCAGTACTATCATATTAGTGCTGTTGGGATGTGTAGTCGTAGGCTGTATTTTGAATCTATAGATCAAATTAAACCAACAAATAAACCAAATGAGAGATCATCGAGAATAATGCGACTAGGAAGTTTAGTGCATGAAGATATTCAAAATGCCCTCTCTATATATAGCAATAATACTTATAGCAATAATACTTATAGCGATGATATTTATAGCAAAGAAAAAAAATATTTAGATATAAAAAAAAGAAATCCAAAGCTATTTAGTATTGAAAGAGAGGTTATTGTTGACGACTTAAACATAAGAGGTTTTTATGATTTGGTTGTTCATAGCGAAGGGGTTCATTTGATTGACTTTAAAACTATTGCATCATGGCCTTACAAAAAAAAGTTTGGAAGAAATCCTGTAATGGATAATTCTAACCACCATGAGTTGCAAGTTGCTAGTTATGGATTAGGAGTTATCAAAGAATTTGGGAGGTTGGATAGTATGAGTCTATGTTACTACAACAAAGACAATTCAAGGCTTAAATTTCATCCAATTTCAATGATGTATCTTGATCAGGCTAAGACTTACTGGGAGCAAATAAACGAAGAACATAAACGAGGATTACCATCATTTAAAATGGGTACATCACCTAAGGCAGAATGGGTATGTAACTACTGCTCATTTGCTGATCATTGTGGTAGTCCTTACAAAAAATAGAGGTATAATATGTCAATTAGAGCTGAATTAAAATTTAAGAATGGAGTTTTTATGTCTGCTTTAGAGAGGATAGGATATAAATCAGTTGCAGAGTATGGAAGAGAAACAGGAATTAGTTATAGCACTCTCATACCTTATGCTAATTTATATTCAGTACCACAAGACCCTAAAGTGAGAAAAAAAATGATTGAAACTTTATTTGAAGATGAATATACATTATTCGTTCAATTTGAAGAAGTCATAGATGCAAAGAAAAAGATGCCTAAATTAACGAGAAGTATTCCAATAGATCAGTTTGTAGAACTAGGCAGTACAGAACTGTTAAAATTAGAATCTGATGATATAGTAGATGAATATATTGACGATGAGTCTTTAAAAGAAGATATTAAAGATTCAATGTCCACTCTAAAAGATAGAGAGAGGCAGGTTCTGAAAATGTACTTTGGGTTGGAAGGGGAAAAGCCTCTAGATTTAAATGAAATAGCCAAGATATTTAAATTAAAGAGAGAAAGGATTAGACAGATAAAAGAAAAAGCAATAAGAAGATTAAGGCATAAGTCAAGGTCTACTAATTTAAAAAAATATCCAGCCTCATATGTTATGATGGAAGATAGATAAAAAAATAAAAAATAAGGAGAAATGAGATGAACATGAGAGATTTATTCAACAAGTATTCATTCCTTTCTAAAAGTGAAGGGGTGGACTTTTGGAAGTGTCATAACAGCTACATATTAACTCATGATGCTGTTACTAAGATAGCAAACTATGAACAGATAGAAATGGTAAGCATAGAGTCTATTTTAAGCACTGATACAAATGTTAGATTCCTGATAACTATGAAGGATAGAAAAGGAAAGCAAGTAACAACAGTTGGCGAGGCAAGTAAGATAAATTGTAAGAATGTATACTATGGAGCAATGGCTGAGAAGAGGGGCATAGATAGAGCAGTCCTTAAATTAATTAATGCCTATGAGTATGGTGTATATTCAGAAGTAGAAGCAGATGATTTTAAAAATACAACAGAGGAGAAAAAATAATGAATGAACAAATGTTAAACGATGCAATAAATACACCAAGTGTCAATAAAGAAGGAAAATCTAAATATCCTGAATGGATTCCAATGGTAGAAGGTGAGCATTTTGGCCATATAGTTAAAGCTGATACCAGGAAAGTAACATGGGAGAAAGAAGGCATTGATTATGAAGCTACAGTGTATAATTTCTTTGTAGAGATATCACCTGAAAATGCACAAAATAAATTTACCTACCAAAAAGATGGTGTAGATCAACATGTAGATGGTTCATCTTATGCAGGGAAGAAGATAAAAGCTAAAGGTATCTTTAGAATAACAAAACCTACTAATGATGCTAATGCACAATACATAAGATTTTGTGATGATCTAGGCCTTTCACTTACAGATAAAAAGGCAATTGTTGATGGGAAGGAAGTTATGATAAAAGAGTTGCCTGAATTGACTACTGACTTTATGGAAGGTAAACCTGTAATTGCTGTCATTAAGGAAGGAAAACCTTGGACTAACAAAGATGGAGATCAGAAAAAAGGTTGGGAAGTTAAGTTTATTAAGGCATGGACTAATGGTAAACAAAAACAAGTTGTTGCTGAGAAACCTGTCAGCGATGACGATCTTCCTTTTTAATGAAAGCTAAAGTGACACCAATCAAGGCAATGTTTATAAGGCTCTTGGTTCACCTTTTTAAGAGAAATCCTATAAAGGTTGCTAAGATGTTTAAAATATCAAGAGCCACAATATATAGGCACTTAAAGAAATAATGCAGACAAACAAACAGCACATCAGCACATTACAGCTAGGAGCTTCGTGTGTAATGATGAACAACATAAACAATTAGCACTTTATTAAGTGCTTTTTGCAAGGGATTAGAATTGAGTGGCTGAAAGTTGCACTAGGTTTCGGTTGAGACAGCATAAAAACTTCAGTCTGCATTAGATTTGATGATGTATAGGGAAATGCTAGGGTATGTAGGTTTTAGAGTCTGGTTAACTCTATGGTCTTTATTCATGACCATCCTTATTTCCTGCTTGCTGAGGAATCAGCACCCTAGCATAAATTTAGGAGGAGTATGAGAAAGCCAGGACAAGTAACATATAAAGATAGAGTTAAAAATATCAGAGAGTGTAACATATGCAGTAAAAAAGAAACTGAAGTTGAGTTTTATTTGAGATATAGAACAATATGCAAGAAGTGTCATAACAATCAATCTAAAAATAGGTATGCAAAGAATAAAAAGAAAATGAGGGGGTATTGGTAATGAAGCATGAGGTTATGTGTAAAAGGATAGAAAGTATATTTATGCAAGTCTTAAAGACTCACAAAGAGGGGCAGAAAGAGTATGCAAGAAATACTGATGATGTCTTTGCTAACTTTAAAAGGGTTGCTGACTTTGCTGATATCAGTAAAGAAAAAGCTGCTTTAACATATCTTATTAAGCATATAGATGGTATATCTGCTTATGTTAATGGCCACAGATCTCAAAGGGAAGGTGTTAGAGGCAGGCTAACTGATGCTATTACCTATCTATGCATACTCTGGGGGATGTTTGATGAAGTCGAATAAACTTAAAGATATGATATGCGAGTATAACGAAGAATCTTTACTTGCTGATGGATTTGATGATGCTGTTATAGGTATGGTAGATGGTTTTGCCGAAAACCCTGTTGTTTTATATGATAAGGATAAATGTATAGAAATACTTTGTAAAGAGATGCCTATAGAGGAAGCAGTTGAATATTTTAATTTTAATATAATGGGAGCATATGTAGGAGAGAATACACCTAAATTTGCTGTCTTATTTAACAAATAAACTATGGGTAGTTCATCAAGCCAAAAATCTTCCTTAATTACACCTAAAGATAAAAAGGTGTTCTACCCATAAAGATTTAATGAAAAAAACACCAGAACAAAAAATAAAGGAGTATTTTAATATGGATTATCAACAATCGTTTTCAGAAAGGATAAAGCTGTCCCCTGCAGAAGATCAGCTTGAGATTCACTACAACTCAAAACCTAATACTAAAATTCATAAATTTGGATTTGATGCAACAAATGATAGACTACCTGCAAAGTTTTTCTTTAAAATAAATCCATTTATAAGGAATAGGCCTGACTATATAGCAATAGATAAAAAGGCTTACTTTTTAGAAGCTAAAGGTTGCAGGGATATTGCTAAATTTAAAATTGATGATTTGAAGTCTTATGCTAAGTGGAGTGAGTTTATGCCTCTTAGTTTTTTTGTCTTCAGTACAACATTTCAGAAAACTGTACAATTCTCAATTCATCAGTTGAGAACATTGATATCAAAAAAAGATTATAAAATTGAAAGGTATGATGATAATAATAAAGAATATTATCCTGTTCCATTTAAAGATTTATTAGCACTTAACAAGTTAAAATAAAGGAGGCAGTATGGGAAGAGCCATAGATATGGAAAATGCAATAGATAGATTAGGAAGAGAACTCGAAGGTTTAAAGAGGACTCTTAATGAGATATTGGTGGCTGTTGGGGATAAAAAGAAATCTAATCCCAAACCAACCAAGAAACAAAAAACAGTCATGCAAGAGCAAAGGGAATCTTCGATAGATAAGAATCCACAAGGTACTACAGATTAACAAACATATGATATATAAGGGGAAAGTTAATGCTTTTAAATGTGTGCGATGTAATGATTATAAGCATAAATCCCCTATGTATCTATGGATTGGTGTGATCACGAAGGAGGAGTTAGGTAGTGTGTGTCAAAAATGTGCTATAACTGAAGTTTTTGGAGGTAACTATCGAAATAATAAAAAATATCAACAATGGAGGACAGATAATGGCAAAACCTAAGAGGCCAAAACCTACAAATAAAGACTTTGAGATTGCTCTTGTTAATATTATGAAGAGATTAAATGAGATCGAATATAAATTTAATGCTTTTGACAATCTTTTCGGCTTATATTTAGAATGGAAAAAAGAAACTAAAAAGTTTCATAACTATGTGCAAGTCAAGGCCAAAAGAAGCATAGAGAAGTCAAAAAGTGAAAAGTGAGCTAAGAATTATTTTTCTTGCAGAAGATGGGAAACCTTTTTTTACAGAAGAGGAGGCCATTATGCATGAAAACAAATCACAACAAAACGAAAAAGAGGTAGATATGACTGTAGTCGATCTAATAAAAAAGGTAATTGAAGATAATAATTGGGGTATATACTATAAATCAAAACCAATACAAAACCTTCAAGTACAAGATGGTGTTCCTCTCTTAAGGGTTAATGAAGTTGATCTTGCTACTGTTTCTGACGAGCTAAGTAAAGCACTTAACGAACTGGAAAATAAATTATGCAAGATACAGGAACATTCGCAAGCAAGTTCGAAACAAGAGAAGAGTTAGATGACTGGATTTTAAGGTTTTACGAAGATCGTATTGAGTTTTACCTTAAATTTTTAGGAAGAAGGACATCTAACAATGTTGTTGTTACTCACAAAGTGATCAAAAAGACAATGGAAAGGTATTTACAACTCTTGTCAAAAAAAAATATAGTACTTTAAAAAACCAAACCACAAATAAGGAGATATCATGAATACAATTTTACCATACGATAACAATTTAGAGGATATGGTATTAGGGACACTTATCCATAATCCTGGACATATTGATATAATTTCTGAATATATTGCTAATGATAATGTATTTAATACCACTAGAGCTAAACATCTTTGGCATCTTTTAAATAAACTTAAATTAAATGGTGAGCATATAGACCTTATAACTGTTTGTTCCCATCTCACACAAGAACATCAAAGATATGGACTTAATAAGATATATATTGTTGATATTACTACTGACACCTGTCTAAAGGAGCAATCAACTGTATATGCTAGAAGAATGTATGAGCATTATCTTTTAAGAGAAGTTATTGTAAAGACTCAAAATATACAGCAAATGGCTAAAGAGAATAAATCTGAAACATTCGATGTTTTAAATTCCACACATAATTTAATTGGTAGGTTGATAGAGCTAAAGCCTGATAAAAAGTTTGATATAGAATCTGAAGTAATGGAAGCTATTGAATCTATTACAAGCACAGAATCTAAATTAGTTAGAACAGACTATCCTGATATAGACAGATTTTCAGGTGGTTTAACGAGAGGGGAGATAACTATTATTGGTGGTAGGCCAGGACATGGAAAATCCACATTTCTTATAAATCTTCTATCTCACTTCTTAGGATCAGGGCAAAGAGTATTGCTTTTTAATAGAGAGTTGACAAATGTAGAGGTATTAAAAAAGATAATAACACTAGAAAGCCAGAAGCTGTCATACACTAATGTAAGGAAAGGGGTTTATGATGATGTATCTATTAAAGAGTTGGAGAGAGTTAAAACCTTAATAACTAAGAAATATAGTGAAGAAAACTTTAAAATGTTTGATAATATAAGGGATTTACCTAAAACTATTAATGAAATTAAGAAATTTAAGCCTGATGTGGTATTAGATGATTATATACAGTTGGTTAATTTAGGCACAAGAGATGACTCAAGGTTAGATCGAAGGCTTCAATTAGAAAAACTTGTATCAGATTATAAGTGGGCATTAAAAGAAACTAAATGTGTTGGGGTTTTAGCTTCACAGTTAAATAGAGCATTAGAGACAAGAGGAGATGCAAGGCCTAGATTGTCTGACTTAGCTGAGAGTGGAGCAATAGAACAGATTGCAGAGAATGTTTTCTTTGTTTATTATAAATATAAAACATCAGGTAGGCCTGAGGACAGAAAAGACATAATGATAATAGCATCTAAAGTTAGATATGGGGATTCAGGTGATGTTATGTTGAAATATGATGGTGATCATGTTATTATGTATGATCCTAGAGGTATTGTGCCTGACAGACTAGTCAAGGAGGTTGAAAATGAAAAACTCCCATTCTAAGGTATTTGTAGGGATAGATCCAGGAAAAAGTGGAGCAATTACTGTACTTCAAGGGAATAAAATTAAATCATATAAATGTCCAGATAATACAATAGATATGGCTGTTTTGTTTGGTATAGGAATGAAAGGCTCTACACTTAATACAGTTGTGGGGATAGAGAAGGTATGGGCATTTCCTACTGATGCTAAATCAAGAGCATTTGCCTTTGGAATGAATTATGGTATGTGGCATGGAATTGCAGGGTCTTTTGAGGTTAAAATGAAAGAAATAACTCCAAGAGAGTGGATGTCTCACTTTGAAGTACCTAAAAAACTAACAAAAACACATCGTAAACGATGGATTAAAGAAAAAGCGATGTCAATGTACCCTAAGATTAAAGTAACTCTTTATAATTCAGATTCTATATTGATAGCTAGGTACTTACAGGATACAATTACTTCTTAAAGTGGTCTTGATATAACTTCTTAAAGTTCTTTTGCATATATTGGTAGGTATAAGGCATATAGCTGTCGTACATTTCTTTCCATTTCCTTTCACCTGCCTTCATGTCTTTTATAATGTTTTTCCAGTTGTCAGGCTCTGCTTGTTTTAGCCATAAAATTTTATCTATAGCTCTTCTAATTTTACCATCAGACACCTTTCTGTAATTTTTTTCTATTAAAAATTGAGCAGGGTTTAAGCTCTTAAGTACTCTCTCAAGTCCTTTTTCTGCCTTTTTGAATGCTTCAGCTTCAGTGGTAACTTTACCTTGATCTACACTATCATGGTAATAATAAGTAGCATACCCCATTAAAGATGTTAAATATGCTTTAGCAAAAGCATCTTTATCTCCTTTAACAAAAGCTGGCAATAACATATCTCTGTATAAATCTTTTTCTGTTCTTGCATAATCACCACCAGCACCTATATAAACATTCTTTGCCTTCCTGTAAGTCCTTTCAAGCTGATTAAATCTTTTATCATCCATAATCATTCTGTTAGAAGCTAACCCTTGATTTGCAACTTTTTGAAGGTTCCTGTAAAGGCCAGTAGTAGTTTTTGCCATTTCGTCAAAAGTTTGATACCCTGTTCGTGTATTATTGTTATAGTCTAATAAAAGTTTACCAATACTTGATGCATTATCAAGTTGTACAGGCATAACAAACTCAGTAAAAGAAACACCATAAGGGTTTGCTAAAGAAGAAGCTATACCTAAAAACTCCCCTTTATATGCAAGAGTTTTAAGCCTATCATCCCAGTCTTGTGCTTCAGGTTTAGGTGTCCCAAGAAGTCCACTATAAACTCCCATTAAAGCCTCTGCTGTCATATAACTTCCAAGCATATACATTGCAGGCCTTAAAAGTTCACCATTCTCAATAGCTAACTTTGTATTACTAATTGCATTTGCAGTTGCTGCATAAGCCATTCTCTTATAAAGAAGTGCAGGTTTTGTGTTTTCATTTCCTGCCCATAAAGGCATAAACAAGTCCATAGCAGAGCCTTGTGTTTTGATGTGAGCCATAGAGTTCATTTTTTGATATAATGCTTTTAATGACCTTTCAACTTCTATCTTTTGCTTTTTTGTTGCGAAGTCTACATCAGATGCCCCATTCAAACCATACTTTTTAAGCATAGCCATTTCATTATCAGATACCTCATAAAACTTTTCAAGTCTATTGGTAGATTTTTTATACTTTCTAGTAGAAGGGTCTAAGGATAAGTTTTTAACAAGCCTTTCTTGCTCAACCATTGATATTAATACACTGGAATATCTATTTAAGTTTTCAGATGGTTTCATCCCTCCAAAAGCAAAAGCAAAGTCTGTTACAGATTTAACTTTACCTGTAACACCTTCATCATAAATCCTTGTACCAATATCCAAAGCATTTGTTTTTCTTACTATTTCCTTATTATCTCTAGACATGGATTTGGTTACAGCTCCAAGGAAGTCCCTCATTCTATATGTAGCCATATTCATAGTTGTGCCCATAAGAACATTCTTTAGTCCTGGCATCATTAACCCTGAAAGTCCTAATTTAGCAGTGATAGCTGTTCCTGCAGCAATAGCTCTAGCACTAACACCCTGTTCAGGCACTATTTCTAAACCTAAGTCTCTTTTTAGAGCAGTGTCTATATATCTAGACATCTTGCCACTTATTTGATTGTTTTGCTTTATCTTTTGAATAAATGCATCATATTGAGCTCCTGTAGATAATCCTGGAAGCTTTGCAAACTCAGGGAAATGTTCAAGGGTAGCAAGATACTTAGCCATACCTGTAGAATACTTGCCCATCAATACATCAAAGTCAGACTCATATGTTTTTATTTTAGTGCCATCAGGCCCTTCTAAATATTCAGGAAACTTAATAGACCTGTTTAAAAGTGACCTGTTAAAAGCTTGAGGAGTGCCATAGTATGATTGAGTTTCTATCTGAGATTTAACTTGATACTCAGCTTTTTCTTTAAACTCCCCAATTTGTTTGTTCGTAGGATCGCCATATTTTTCTTTAGCCATTTTTAAAGCAATTTTTTCAGCCTTCTCGTCAATGACTTTTTGCATCTTCTTGTGATTTAAATCTAAAAGACCTTTAGCTTCTTTTGTGAGGATACGATTAACATAAGTTCCTGGCTGCTGAAATTCTATAAAGTTTTCTTTTATCCATGCTTCAGCAGAAGCTTCTGAATCAGATATTTTATAAACGATGTCAATTAATTCTTTTCTAGAATAATCATACATATCATTAACTGCCTGTACAAACTTACCTTCATCTGTCTCTAAATTAACAATTCTTTTTTCAGGTTTTGTTTCTGCAGGGTTTTTGTAAGCCTTGTTAATAAACCTTTGACCTTCATTTCTAATATCAAGAGGAAGGCTTGGGTCTTTAATAACTTCAGGGTCAATAAATTTTACTTTATTGCTAAATGATTTAAACTTTTTCCCCCCAAGTTCCTTTCTAATATTATAAATAGCATTATTTACAAACCCAATATGCCCTTGTTCAGATGCAGTCCTATTTATAAGAGTGTTAGAAAGTTTTTTGCTGTACTTCTTGACAACCTCAAATACTGGCAAAGAAGTCATTTTAGCTCCCTCTACAATCTTACCTGCTGTTTCATCTCCAGTAAAAGATCCTATAAACTGCCTAAACATACTCTTGTTCTCGCCTACTTCATCTTTCAAAATATATTTATCTAAAATTCTAGTTTTTTCATTTGTATTTATAGGATCCAAGCTTTTTACAAATGATTGATATTGCTTAATTTGTACATCAGATGCATCAAATACATTTCCTGTCTCTACTCCCAAGCTTTTCAATATTTGAGCCTTAGGTTCTTCTTTTATATTAACTTCAGGTTTTTTTCTTATATTCTCTGCATCTACATAAGATTGAAACCAGTCAATAGTATTAGCTTTAGACTTTAATTTAACTTTGTCTACATTTTTTATATTAGATAAAGTATTAGATACTTGCACTAATTTATCAGTATATCCAGGCTCTGTTAATTTGGTCTTTAGGAATGTAAAATCACTTCCAGCTCCTGGAGACAATTTAACAACATCTTTTAATATTTTTTTCCTTGAACTTCTTTTTATACCAAGGTCATCTAGAAGAGTATTATATTGATTAAAAACATTGTCATAAATTTGCTCAGGACTCCCTTTAATATCAGCAACAGTCCTAGAGTTATCAATGATAGGCTCTTCTATACCCAGCTCTAACTGTTCACTTTTAGGTTGCTGCTTGTCAGCTTCGAAATCTTTTTTATTAATATCATAAATTCTTTTTAAGTCATTCATTTTATCAAGGTCTTCAGTCAACACTTCATTAAGCCTATTAACATTGTCATAAATGTCTTTCTTTTCAGGATTAGTTAAAGTTCTATCTCTATAAGCCTCAAAATGATTAAACAATTCTCCTTTGTATACATCTGGTTTATCATCCTTACCTTTAACTATGCTAACATCAAGAAGCATGTCGCTAAAAGTTTTATTGGTAGCATTCAATACGAGTGGAGTAAGCTCTGCAACTTCTGATATAATTTTTAAATCCTCTGCATCTCTCTTGTCTAAATTTTCACCTTTATTTTCTTTTTTAAATATTTCAAGTTTCCTTTTAGGTACATCTATTTGACTTGTCAGTTGATTTAAACGAGTAAAGTTATTGTATATTTCTGACAAGCCTTTAGATTTTTTTGAATCATCAAGATTGCCAACCAATAGCTCATCCAATGCTTGCTTGTTTGTAACATTACCCTCTTCCTGTATTTTAGCAGAAACATTCTCTCTAGCTTTATTGATTCTCTGGCTTTCTCTAGAATCTAAGCCTTTCCTGCTTCCTTCTGATATCGCTTTCAAGCTTGATTGTATGCCATCAGCATCATCATTAATAGTTAAATCATCTTTTGGTTTGCTATCTGAGCTTTTCTTTTTATATCCATATCCAAGAGACCTCATACCACCTATAACAAAAAAGTTTTGTAATGCATTCTTTTTGTAGTTTTCCCAGTTTAATTCCTCACCCATAAGAGGTAAATCAATAGCTGAAAATACACCTGCCTCTACAGCCACTTGACTGGCAGGGTTAGTGGCATACTGAACAGCCAAGTCTTTAAATTTCTGAGATTCTGATGTTAAATTCTTTAATTTAGATTTAGCATACCATTGTCCCATTGTACCCTGAACAGCACCACCAGATATAGCCCCTGCAATTAACCCAGAAGTTCCTGCTTTGGTAGCCTCTGAAGCAACACTCCAATAATCAAACTCATCTTGTTCGCCATTTCTCATTCTTGTTGACTGTTGTGCTAAACTTCCAAGTGCTCCACCTGCTGCACCATATGTACCTAAACTTACACCCTCAACAACACCTGCAGTGGCTATAGTTTCTCCACTAAATTTTCCAGCTCTTGCTAATTGATGTGCCATTGCACCTTTATTAGCTGCTTTTGAAGTTGCTCTTGCTGCAACATTCTCTAGAGCTTGTGTTCTCATATACTTATCTACAGCCTTCTTTCCAAGTAACTTAGTGGCTGCAGTTTTCCCTAAAATATTCCCTGTAAAAAGCAATCCTATATCAACAGGATTGAGAAGGCCTACAGCAAATTGCCCTGCCTGCTCAAATATCCCAGATTCTTCTGTCATATCTACATCGTATTTAGGTTTGCCATACATAGCCTGATGTAATAAACCAGCAGATGAATTATTGAAAGCTTTTTTAGCAAAATCACTATCGCTAAAAGTAGCTGCACTTAAACCACTAAATGTAGACACTAAGTCTTTTAAGTAGCCAGGAGATGTATCATAATCATTAGGAGAGTCTTCAGGCTTACTGTACATAGACTCTTGTGTGGACTTCACTGGGTTGAAAGACTTGTACTCAGGCATTGAAGGGTCTTTCACTCTAACAGTATTGTAAATATCTTCTTCACTTAACCCTTCATATACTTCTTTAGGGTAGTTTCGTTTAAACCAGTCAGACACTTTCGATTGGTATTCTAATTGCTGTTTATATATAGACATTATTTATATCCTAAACTTTTTAAATAAGCATTAGGAGATGTAAAGTTGCTATCTGGGGACAATACTGTATTTATCCATTTTATTAAACTTTTTTCTCCTCCAGCTTTCTTCTGGGCAGCGAATTGTTCTTTTAAATCATTTAATGCCTGTCCTTTTGTTTTAGGCGATGATGGAGATGTGTCCACTTCTTCATTGGCCATATCCTTTTCAATTTTTTTAAGAGAATCTGGGTTTTCCTCTCTTGCCCAAGCAATAATCTCTTCAGCAATTTCAGGAACTTCATTCATCAAACTATATATTTCATATCCTGTCAAAGCAAGTCCTATACCTCCTGCTAAAGTTGAAATTCCTTCAGGAGCAACAGCTCCAACTGTTGATGCAGTCCATTGTGTCATTAATCGTTTAGCTACCCCTGGCCCTAATTTTTTTGCAACAACCTTAGCTAATCTACTTCTTAGCTTAGGGCTTGTTATTGCCTTCCAAGCATTGTCACTTATCAATCGTATTCCCTTGTTTATTGCAGCATTTCCAGCAGTTGCTGCTATGAACCCTGCTGCCATTTTTTCACCAGTAGAGAAGTCTAAATAATCACCCATCTGCCACCCTAATACCCCAAGACCAGCAGGAGCTATTTTATGTCCTAATTTTGCAGTAATAGTAGCTAAATCTTGAATAGTATAGCCAGCATTTTTTAAAGTAGGCCCTATTATTGATTTTATTTTTGACAAGTTCCATACATCTTGATTTCTAATTAACCTTTCTAAGACATCATCTGGCATATCAGCAAATTCTTTTATACTTTTTAATCTATTTATAGATTTTTTGACTAATTCCTCTCTTTTATTATTAATAGTCCTGTAATTATCTATACTACCTTTAACATCTAAATCAGCTATTTCCCATGTTTTTGTATCTGGATTCCATATTTTATCACCAACCATTGGAGGTGAGCCTTCTGGGCTAGCAAAAAGCTTTGGATGTCCCTTTTTAAAGTTTTTAAGCTCATCAGAAACATCAGCAAATTCTTTTAAAACAGATTGCATTTCTCCATCTTTCATTAAAAGATTAATTTGATTTCCATCTAATTTTACTACATTTTGTAAATAATCTATTGATTGTTGATTTAATTTCATTATACCTGGAAGTTTTTCTACAACCTTTTTTCCTCCCATGTATACACCAACTCCAGCTGCCCCAACTTTAGTTAAATCACCTGCAAAATCTCCAATGCTAGAATATCCTCCCTCTCCACTATCTCCAAATGCATCTTCGCCTAAGTCTTCATCATTTGAATTTACTTCTAAATCTTGACTTGAATTAACCCATGCCTCAATGTTATCTTCAGAAGTATTGTTGATAGCATTAACAATTCCTGTCACATCTTGATCTGCATCTTGATTGTCTAGTATATTGTCCATTATGGTAGCAACCTCTCCTTCTATTGCTGGTGGTGGTGTTGGCTTATCTTCATCTAAAATTTGATCTTCACTCAACCTGATTGATACACCAGTCCAGGCTTTATGCTTGTCATTTAATTTTGCCATTAAGCCTTTATTGGCTCTCACTTCCTCAGCATAACTCTTTCTTAGCTCTACTATGTCTGTAAAAGGAGATTGCTCAGAAGTTTGACCTTCATTTATAGATTCCAATAATTGATCAAAAAGGAGATTATTTTCTTGATCAGAAGGGTTAGCTATTTTTCTATCTAAAATATTAATTTGATTTTGCCTATTTAAAACCTGATTTTGGTAATATTCGTATGTTCTTTTAGCTTCTCCTGATTTTTCTTGTTTTACTTGGTTGTAAATCTCTAGGTCTCCTCCCATAATAAGACCTAGCTCTTCATCACTTATAAAATCATCATTAACGACAGACTGGATTCCAACATTAAGCCTGCCTATATGTCTATCTAACTCAGCTATCAACTCTTTATCAGTCTTACTGCCCATATTATATTTAAAGCCTAAACCTTCCCCCTCACTAAGAGCATCTTTTATATTTTGTGCTTTCATCTTTTGATCTATAAGAGCCATCATTTGATTTTCGTATTTATTTTTTGAGGTTGTAATGCCAGTTTTTTTCTGATTAACTTCTATATCTTGAACTAAGGCTTTCATCCCTGCAGCCTCATCTTCAAATATTGCAAAACCCTTGCTATCAGTACCTTTGAAGCTATCCCCCCACCATTCAATTCCTACCTCATCAGATGGAGGTTTAAGGTTTCCAGGATTATTATTTCTAAATGATTTAGAGCCTTCAGGCATATCTGCCCTTGAGTGCCCTGGTGGAAACCATCCTTCGTGTTGCTTGATAAACCTAGCAAGATCTTCTTTATTAAGGTCAGCTAAAGAAGTATTTGACGAAACTCCAAGATTTGAAGATAAAAAATCTATATAATTTGTAGTATCATTTTCTGAGTATGGAGCAAATTTCTCCATATAACTTTTTAATGTATGACTTCCCTTGCCTGTACCCTCTTCTATATCCATCAAATTATTTAAAACACCTTTAAATTCCTCTCCAGAATCCATAGAAATTATATCTGTACTGTAAAAATCATTTAATCCAGACATAGCATTTGTGTAAGTACTTATTTCATCTCTTTTTTTATTTAATGTATTTTCTAAACCCATTGCTACATCCATCATTTCAGGATCATCTTTCACTTTATTAAGTAAGCTTGTCATTCTTTGATTGTAAGCAGTAAGTCCCTTGTTATCAACTACATTGCCAGCCATTTTTATTAAGTTGTTGGCTTGATCAGTAAAATTAACTCTCCTTTCTCTTTTAAGGGAAGGGACACTACCAATGATTGATTGAGTTATATCACCTGCTAATTCCCACCCACTGGGGACAAATTCAGTCTGACCTACAAGCCTCTTTCTTTCTGAGGCTTCAGACATTGCATCTCTTTCTGCCCTTTTTAGTAAAGTAAATATATCTGCCATATTTTTCCTTTTTTAAATTATTTTAGTAGTCAGTTTCTTGCACTGTTCTGCCTTAAGCATTCACTGTTTATGAGCCAGATTGGGTTTTAGTTACCTGCCAATGACCATCCCCTGTTGAGCCTATCCATTTAGCCTTAATATTCCAATTTTTGGTATTGTATCCTACATTATTTCTAACTTCGCCAACTGTTTGTGCAGTGAAATTCACCTCTTCCCCTTCAAATCCTTTCCATAAAGGAATAAAAGCAGAATCTTCACCCATATAACCAGTAACTCCTACAACTCCTCCAGGAGTAGGGGTAGTGTGAACAAGCCATTTACCATCAGAACTTGCATCTGTTCTCATCCTTAAATCCATATTATCACTAATCTTTGATCGAGCCCATTTAGAATCAAGATAATCTTGCTGGTTAGCATAACCCATAGGAACATCACCCTGAAGTCCTTTCTCTTCATCCATTCTAATTACTTGTAAAGCATTGTTATACTCTGACTCACTTATTTGACCTAGATCATATAGCTTCTTCATCTCAGATGCTATGCTATACTCTTTTTGAGCTGCAAGTGTATCTTTAGCAAGCCCAAACTGTTTTTGTGCAAGACCTGTCTCAAATTCTCTTTGAGATTCGCTAATTCCCTGTCTATAGCCAGCCCTTCTTCTTCCACTGACAAGGCCTTGACCTTTAAAAGCTTGTTCGTCTGATGCTGTTAAACCTTCCAATATAGTGCCTCTCTGCTCCTGCCCTAAAGCCCCTACATCAAACCCATACTGTGTCTGCAATTGCTGCTCTTTTGTAGGATCATATAGATTGATATTACTTTGAGTCTTACGAATCAAGTCATCACTAAAACCTAATCGTGTTAAATAATCAGCAACATCTGTTCTGGTTTCAGGATTAAATCCAGCACTTGAAGTATCAAAACCAAATCCTGTATCACCTCCAATACCTTGATCCATAACAGTAGCTGTTGCTCCCTCTCCTAACTGACCTGCTGTTATTTCAGTTTCAGAGGTAGAGCCTTGTTCACCATATACAATAGATTGAGCTCCAGGAACCTCAGATCCAGGAGTTATCATTCCAGTTTGACCTATAAGACCCATCGCTATTGTTTGAAACTCTTGATGCTTTTCTTGTGGAAGGTCTGGGTGCTGTTCAAGAAGTAGCTGAACATCATTAATACTGAATTGTCCATCTTCATTTACATCATAAAATTTTAAAGTAGCCATTTAATTCCCATTTAAATTAATTTATAAAAATTCTCATCCTCTTTAGCTCTATCTCTTCCATCTTTAACAGGTATTGGAACAACACCACCCTGCTGGAAATTGAATTGTATTGGAGAAAATTTATTTAAGGGTTGTTGGGGTGCTCCCACAAAATTAAAATCAGACAAAGAGCTTACTTCTCCACCACCAACACCTAAATTAATTGGAGAACTTTCATTAGGATTTATTTGAAAAAATTGTGAAGAATCAGGACTTGAACCTCCAAGCCAGTCTGCCCCTTTAGTGTAAGCTCCTGCTCCTGCAGTAAGTGCTGATGCCAAGGCTCCAAATCTTTGAGATCTCTCAATGTCATCATAAAACTCTTCCGATCCCCCTATTGTTTTAGCATATTCCTCTGGATCGAAGCTACCATAACCAATATCTCCTTCTTGACCTCTTTCGCCTTGAAGTCCCTCAAGGATGCTCGTTTCAGATTCAGGGCCATATCCTAATAAGTCTTTTCCAACACTCTCAGTAAGCTGAGATCCTATATAACTACCCACTCCTGCCTTTAAAGCTAATGCTAGAATACCTGCACCTGGAACAATAAAATTTAATAATTGAGTAGCTCCAAGACCTGCAAGTGGTGAGAATGTCTTCAAAAATCCACCAAATCTGCTTTTCTTTTTAGCTTGCCTTTCAGAAGCTTCCTGTACAGCCTTTATCTGTTTTTCTCTTGCTGTTTTAAATTTACTTGCTAATAAATAATCTAAGGTTGATGCCATATTATACTCTCTTATGTATATTTGTTAATGTTTCTTCTCTGTAATTTAATAAATTCATTTGTAATTTCCAATTTTATGTAGCTATTCAGGATTCTTTTCTATAACACAATCTGGAAGACTGTCTGTTAGACACCATACACAAATAGATAATTTACCATAACCTGATTCGTAATTTTCCCATTCTAGTGCAAAATCTCTTCCACATCTCTGGCAGTGAGGGTCAGCAGCTCCAATAGTTGTTGTAGTCCCACTACCTCCTTTTCCCTTTAAAGCTCCAAGCTCTGTATATAAAGCATAAGCATTAGAAGGGGTTCCTGATGGGGCAGTGCCATTACCAATATAAAGATTTTCAACAGAAGATGAATCAAATGTGCTTGTCCCTATTCCTACTGATTTAGTAGCTGAATCAAAAGTAGTAAAAGTAGAAGGGCCTCCAACTTGCATTTTACCAGTATCATCTAACACTATATATAAAACAGCATCATTATTAGTGCAGGCTATTTGAGCATCATTACTTGAAGATGCAAGGGTT